AATATATCATATGCTTTTCTATCAAAATCTAATAAAACCAAAACGTTTTCGAACTCATCTCGAATAACGTTCTTTAGGTTCTGTGAGATTTTTAAATTTTGTAAGTTTATATCAACAGGGTGATCGTTTAAATCTCCTGCGATTGCTTCATTAACTACATCGTTAATAGCACTGTCCGCTTCTGGATGAAGAGACATTTCTCTGTAGCGTCCAATGAGATCAGCTTCGCTTGCCTTATTAGCAGCGTCACCCATCTCAACATACTGACCAAAATAACCACCTGCAACTATTGGACTCGCTGCATCTTCTGATTCCTTACGCACAAAAGAAGGCTGAGACCCCTGCTTAGGAGCCTTAGCCTTCTTTCTGTCAAGCGAATAACCAAATAATTGAGACATCAAATATTCCCGTTTACTGTATCATAACATATTTATTTAGGTTAGTAAACTTGTGCCTACTCAGGAGCATCTGCGTTAGATGGATACCAGTATTGTACCTGGAATTCTACAGTATACTCTTCAGGAGTATCATTAGTTCCCCAATCAAGATCTAATGCGGATATGTTAGATGGCCAAATGCCTTCTATTATCACTGCCTTAATAGGTTTACCAGCTCTAGAGATTTGCTCTACTTTAGCATTACCCATGTAATCTGAAGTTCTACCAGCAGAAGAACTATTAAATCTATACTCTTGTATAGCCTGTGCCCATGTTTCCAACTTCCTTCTGATTGAGAACTGCTCATCATTAAGAACAGTCACTGACCATGGTTCGAATGTTCTGTCTCCAGCAATCTTAAGTTGACGACCTCTGAAAGGTACCTCAACTACTCCGACTGTAGATGCAGGGAAACTCGATGCCTTGACCATGAACCTAGAAAGTTCTGCTGTGCTTCTGCCCTCACCTGATGCGTCCTGAGTTGTTGTTTGTGTAGCATTAGATGTTGCAGCCAAGCCTTGTTGTGCTTCGTCTGGTAGACTAAGACTGACTTGGAATAGATTAGGGCGTGCTAGTTCAGCAAATTGCCCCCTAAAAGTATCAATTGTTGGGATCTTTAATTGATCCTGCGAATTGGATTTTGTAAATGTTTCTGTCATTTTACTTGATGCTCCTTAAATTGATAAACGGGATGGGTTAAGATACTACTTCTGAGAAACTAGCACCAGTTCTAGTAGCAGTAAACTGGAGTGTAATGAAGTTGATCGACCTTGTTGGTTTTACAAAGATTTCAGCGAAGAATTCACCACGATCAATAGCATCAGGTGGGTTGTTGGTAGAATCACAAACAACTAAGAAGTCAACAACACCTCTTCTTGCCTGTACACCACGAAGATAAGGATTAACAATATTCTTAAATCCTTGACGAGTAAACTCATCGTTCATCTCGAATAATTGACCCTTAGCAGCAACCGAGATTGCTCTCTCAATTACAAGGAACAAACGACGAACGTTGATTCTATCAAATGCACTTGCTATTCCTTGTGCAGTCTTATCTCCGTAAAGGATGATACCTTGTCCAGGGAAAGAACATATTGGGTTGATTCTTGCAGAGTATAAGCGATCTCTATGATCCTTAAGTGGTGAGTATGCTAGTTTAATAGCGTTCCTCAACTGTCCTCTGTTAAATCCAGCAGGTGAGAACCAAGGCTCTTGGTTAAGAGCAGTGCTCAATGTTAGACCTGCAACGTCAGAGTTACATGCTAACCATCTGTATTTATCATTGTACTTGTCATAAATGTACTTATAGTTATTATCAAACACACCGTATGATGTGGAAGATAATGCATTAAAGAACTCAATGACTCTATCTACAATAGTATTAACTGAAGGAACTCCGATCACCCTATCTCTTGGAGGTGATATGAATGCCATGCAATCCTTACGAGTAGCAGCAAGATCAAGCATCTTCTGTGCCTTTGCTGTACTATCTGTTAGGTTACTCATTGCTGGACCTTGGAGAATGTAATCAATCTCTTCTGTCTCTGCGTCAGAGTATAGGTCGTAAGAATCGAATAACTTGTCCTTCTCTAGTGTGTATCCATCTACACCACCACGAAGACTGTACTTCACTGTGGAAGAATTCTTAGTGTATAGTAGAGGAATTGCCTGAGCGTTAGTACCAGTTGGGTCATCCTGTGACAGGATAGCGTAAGTGTTCTTAAATAAATCGAACTTACGGTTAATTACGGTACTACCAATATCACCTGTAGCATTACTGTCAATATCAAAGACTGTATTTGCTTCGTGTGATCCCCACCAAATATATGTGGAGTTCTGCTTGATAACATCCTTATAATAGATGTTAGCACCTTGAGGTGACTTAACGTCAGGTGACTTAGATACATCTAAGAATTTCTCAAGAATAGATCCAGGAACACCAGTGATACCACCGTCACCATCGATGACTAGGATATGCATTAGGTCTCTGAAACCACCACGGTCTGTTGCGTACTGTGAAGTACCAGGTCTAGGAGCAATTGCTCCCCATTTCTGGTTAGGACCATAGTAACGAGAAGTGTACTCTGCCTCGATACCTGTAACTGTTACGTTATCACCTTGGTTCTCTCCAGAAGTAACTGTAGAAGAATCTTTAATAACTTGGTTTGCTGCGAAGTCTGTAGAACCTTCGTTGTGTGCAACAACCAAACGACGTTTGATCTTCTCTACAACTGCAGTGTCACCTGTAGCAGATCCAGGAGCGTTAGAGTTGTTTGCTAGTTCTGTGAATGCATCACCAACTTCTAGGTAATCAGAACCAGTATCATCAACTGATAACTCAATAGTACGAGAAGCAGCATCATAAGCAATGATACGTCCTGTAACGTTACCTGATACAGCAGTGTAGAAGTTATCTGCTTCGAATCCACCAACGAGGTTAGAACCTGCTTCGAAGGTTACGATCAAAGAGTAACTATAAACTTTAGAATATGTATTAGTAGCACTTACGCTAACACCTGATCCAGAAGTGAATTTCCACTCATTACCTGCACTAGGTGATGATAACCAAAGAACTTGGTCAGGACCAGCGTCTGTAGCAACAACACGGATTGAGTTACCGTACTGACCTGGAGTTCTTGCTGCCCATTTCCAGTTATTTGCTGCCTCTTCCGTAACAGCTTCGTAAGTATCAATGTTCTTAATGATAGGTGGCGTAACACCTGTGGAAGTTTCTTCGTTAATTGTTGTCTTGTTTGCTGTAACTGTCTGAAGTGTTACCGCACTTCCGTCTGTATGAGCAGCAGCAGTTGTTCCAAGAGCACCACGAGTAACAGTTAAGTTGTTTGTGGAGATTGCAGTGACCTGAAGTATCTCAGAGTCTATTAAGATGTAACTGTTATTCTGTACACCCAAAGTAGCAGCAGAAGTAACTGTTAAAGTTGTATCAGCATCACTATAAGTACCACCTTCGTTAACAGTAGAAGCAGTACCTGCAGGTTCTATCAATGTGATCTGAGAAGATGCAGCGTGAGATACAGCAGATGTACTCCATGCTCCACGAGTAACAGTAATGTCTAGACCAGAGATAGCAGTGACCTTAAGGATTTCAGCATCCACTTTGATGTAGTCATTAACATCAAATCCAGTTGCAGAAGTAACTGTCAGAGTTGTATCTGTAGCACTGAATGTTGTCTGTGTAATCTGTGTAGAATCAATAGAGTTCTTTAGAGAAGCATTGTCTGCACGAACTACTTTAACAGAACCACCATAAAGGAGGAATTGAGCGATACTAAACCAATACTCGTAGTTAAAGTCATTTGGTTTACCGAATGTAGCGATTAGTTCTCGTTCGCTAGAAATAGTTTGGACCTCTTCTACTGGTCCTTTCTCAAATGCACCTGCAATAGCAGCTACATTATCCACCGTTGCATTGGTGGTATGAGACAGATCTCTTTCTAGTACGACAACACCTGGTGATGCTTGTGTGGATGCCATCTTTAATATCTCCTTGTGGTCATTACTTGGATGCTCTAATTATTTATTAAAAGGTACTTTTCCACTGGGGAAACTTAGCGGAAACTACCAGTCAGGATATAATTCTTCTCTCTCAGGTAACTTCCTATTCCTCATAATCCTAGCAACAGTACAAGGTTTGCACTCATACGAAAAAGCAGAGGGTATTGCACCTCTGTCTTTACGAGTCATATAAAAATCTTCTAATAAATTCTTTTCTTGTCCACAAGTTTTACATTTTCTCTCTTTAAATAATAGATGCTCTAATTCTATCTGACGAGAGATATCAGTGAACGCTTCCATCATCTAAATCATCCACTGTGACAAGAGAACGTAGTTTTATACCATTCTCTTTAAATAATTCTTCGGCACCTTCCTTACGATCTACTATAGTGACGACACAATCGACCTTATAACCAGTATCACGCAGTACATTGACTGCTTTCATTGCTGAACCACCTGTTGTAGTAACATCTTCCAACACTGCTACCCTAGATCCTGATGGTGGTAACGGTCCTTCTATCTGTGATGCAGTTCCATGACCCTTAGGTTCCTTTCTAATGATAAGACCAGACTCCAACCTCTTATTCCATAGGTTTGACTGTATTATTACACCAGATACTAATGGATCAGCACCCAATGTAAGACCTGCTACTGCATCAACATTGTCATCAATGTGATCTAACATCATCATTGATACTAAATCCAACCCTTTTGGCATCAATGTGACAGGTTTGCAGTTAACATAGTGTTCAGACTCACTACCAGATGAAAGAGTAAACTTACCTTTACGGTATGAATACTTTTGTAACATCTCAATTAAATCTTTCTTCATGATAAGTATTCCCACATATAAGAACGGTTTCCATATTCATCCATTTTACCACCATCGTTCTCTGTTTGCCAGAGTTCACCATCTATTACTTCGGTTTCACCACCTAGACCGTCATCAACGAATCGAAAGGGTGCCATATCCTGTTCTATACCTTCTCTTTGCTCTTTATACATTCTTGCTCTTACATCGGAGTCGTGAAGTTCTTTAAAATAGTCGGAAGTTGCCAACCAACTAAAGATAACCAAGCACATAGCAAGATCATCATTACAACCGTCCTCTGCTTCCCATGCTTGTCCTTTTTGGATGAAGGTTGTGAGTTCTGATATGATCTCATAGTCATTTAATAATAATTTATCGTCTTCTAACAGCTGTTTTAGGTTAGAACACCCTGTTTTCTTGACAGTAGTGGACATTTTGACTCCCAACTGCACTTTAGTACCAGAGAATCCTTGTCCTATCACTTGTCCTGCCCTACCACGCATGGCAGACATCAATAAATTGTCATATTCTAAGTCAAATTGTAGAATATCACCTATCTGTGCACCAATATCATTGATTTCTACCAGAATATACGCATGATTGTATGCACATGCCACATCATGTATGATATTTGGGAACAATAATGGTTTAATTTCGTTATTTCTATACTTTGCTACCAACTGATAGGGTATTGTGGTCGTATCTATGACCGTAAATGCACTATAATCCTTAGTTACACCCCTTGCAACGTCAACAGTGATAGTATATTGGTGTTCTGGCTCTGGTTTTATGTAAACATCCAGTCCTTTATTGCTAGTAATAGGATCTTCATACGTCATAGTCCTCAACTTAGATGCTGAGATCAATGTATCAACAGATCCTAGGAACTCACACTCAAACTCAACTCGAAATTGTTCTTCCGAAGTGTTGGCTATGGTCTGTTCTTTCCAGTCAGCATCCCTACCAGGTACCTGTGACCAATGAACTTCCGTTGTTGTGTATTCGTTCTTACCTCTCTCTGCATCATGCCAGAGTTTGTAGAACATATTCATCCCGTGAGGGGTAGATATGATAATAACTTTAGTTGACTTACCAGAAGATATAGTAGGATAGACAGAACTGAAAAACTGGTCAGCAATATGATTCGGAATGAAGGCGAATTCGTCCAAAAATATAACGTTAAAGGACATGCCCCGAACAGCACTAGCAGATGTAGAAGCAGCAAGGATCTTACTTCCGTTTTCCAACTCCAGACTCCCTTTGTTCCATCCGACAATACCCTGTTGCATCCATTTTGGGAGATTCTCATAAGAAAGTTGTAGGCGACCCAACATTTCTCTTGCAGTGGCTGCTTTGTTTGCGAGGATTGCGACGTTGACATTATCATTAAAGAGTACATACCACAACAGATAGGAAGTAACAACTGTTGACTTCCCTGACTGTCTAGGTAACTTTGCTATATTAAACCTATCATCATGAAATTTCTGTACCATCTCCTCTTGGAAATTGTACAGATCAAAAGGAACTAGACCTTTGTCTAGTGAAACAATTTTTATATAATTTCTGATGAAGTGTACAGGATCTTGGCTACACTTAATAAACTCCTTCACCTGTTTAGGTGAGAAGTTCGTAGGTACGTTTGCCTTTTTAAGGTTCGGGTTACCTAAGTATATGTCCTGTGTTGCTGCCATTAAGGTTTGCCTGTCGTTACTTGTGTCTCTAGGATTGCTTCTTTAATAACATTCTTTAACTGTCTTAGTTTCTTTTTACCAAGACCAGCACGGGTGTCTATCTTTACTTTCACCCAATAAACTCCTGCTAATACGAGGAGGAAAGGAATGGCTTCTGCCCATGAGATGTCATTCCATGCTTGTACTACGTTCATAATTTTTAATCAGTTATTCCATATTTAGTCAAATCATATTTAGGCAACTTTAATGGTTCATGTTCCACTACAGGTGGTTGACCTATTATATCCTCAACATCAGATACTATCTTCTTCTTAGAGATATGATATGGTGTTGGGGCATTTTGTAAGCACACTTGTAAACACAGTAGTTGCTCATCAGTGAAGGTGAATGTGTTACTCAATTAAAGTACCATATGATCTACGAATCTCTTTAAGAATTTCCCAATCCTTATTCTTAGTACCACCATCATACTCTAAAGCATACCCTTCAGTAATCATCTGTTCGTTTAACGAAATATCAGAGTCGCCAACATAGAGCCAACCAAGAAGCCT